TCGCGGGTGGAAGACCACCGTGGGACAACCGTTTATGACATCAGCACCGGCAAGCCCGCTGTTATTGAAAAGCTGGGTGCTCTGCCTGATAACGTTGTGTCGGTTGCACCTGACGGGGAGTATGTTAAATGGGATGGCGCCAGGTGGATCCACGATGCCGAAGCGGAAAAAACATTTCGTCAGGGGCAGGCGGCGCAGGAAAAAGCAAACCTGCTGATGATTGCAACATCGGCTATTGCCCCGCTGCAGGATGCCGTTGATCTGGATATGGCAACGGAAGACGAAGCGGCCGCGCTTAATGAATGGAAAAAATATCGGGTCATGCTCAACAGGGTCAAACCCGAAGATGCCCCCGATATCACATGGCCGGAACTGCCCGCATAACCGGCATCACTCAGGCGGGCGGTTGCCCGCGCTTTCCTGCTCCCCGGTTGTGTCAGACCTTATCCAACCCTGACAAATAGCCCGCCGTCACCACACAACAGAAAATACACTCACCCTTAACCACGGAGTTAAACGGATGAGTGATTTTCATCATGGCGTAGAGGTCATCGAAATTAACGATGGCGTGCGCACCATTTCCACCGTCTCAACGGCCATCATCGGCATGGTCTGCACGGCCAGCGATGCTGACGAAAAGACATTTCCCCTCAATGAGCCGGTGCTCATTACCAACGTGCAAAGCGCTATCGGCAAGGCGGGCAAAAAGGGAACGCTGTCGACGTCCCTGCAGGCCATCGCTGACCAGTGCAAACCGGTCATTGTGGCCGTGCGCGTGGCCGAAGGCGCAGAAGACCCGGACGACCCGGAGGCCGGGAAGAAACAAACCATTTCCAACATCATCGGCACGACCGACGAAAACGGTAAATACACCGGCCTGAAAGCGCTGCTGGCGGCGCAGACCGTCACCGGCGTGAAGCCACGCATTCTCGGTGTGCCGGGTCTTGACCCGCAGGAAGTGGCGACGGCGCTCGCGTCCACCTGCCAGAGCCTGCGCGCGTTTGGCTATGTCAGTGCGTGGGGCTGCAAAACCATTTCTGATGCCATCAACTACCGCGAGAATTTCAGCCAGCGTGAGCTGATGGTTATCTTCCCTGATTTTCTGGCATGGGACACCACGGCGAATGAGACTGCGACAGCCTGGGCAACGGCGCGCGCGCTCGGTCTGCGCGCCAAAATTGACCAGACCGTCGGCTGGCATAAAACCCTGTCAAACGTCGGCGTGAATGGCGTCACCGGCGTCAGCGCCTCTGTGTCGTGGGATTTGCAGGAGCCCGCGACCGACGCCAACCTGCTGAACAAAGCCGGTGTTACGACGCTTATCCGCAATGACGGTTTCAAATTCTGGGGAAACCGCACCTGCTCAGATGACCCGCTTTTCCTGTATGAGAACTACACCCGCACCGCGCAGGTACTGGCCGACACAATGGCGGAGGCGCATGCCTGGGCGATGGATAAACCCATTACCCCGACCCTCATTCGCGACATCGTATCGGGTATCAATGCCAAATTCCGCGAGCTGAAAAATAACGGGTATATCGTTGACGGCTCCTGCTGGTATGACCCGGAGTCAAACGAGACGGCGACCCTGAAAGTCGGGAAACTGTATATCGATTATGACTACACCCCCGTCCCGCCGCTGGAGAACCTGACCCTGCGCCAGCGCATCACCGATACCTATCTGGCGAATCTGTCGGACTCGGTCAACAGCTAAGGAGCCAGGAACATGGCGTTACCCCGCAAACTTAAATATCTGAATATGTTCAACGATGGCCTCAGCTACATGGGCGTCGTTGAGTCCGTCACCCTGCCAAAGCTGACCCGTAAGCTGGAGAAATATCGCGGCGGCGGGATGCCGGGCGCGGTGTCGGTTGACCTCGGCCTCGATGACGACGCGCTGTCGCTGGAATGGACGCTCGGCGGTCTGCCCGACGTTGAGCTGTGGGCGCAGTATGCCTCGCCGGGGGCTGACAGTGTGCCGCTGCGCTTTACCGGCTCTTTCCAGCGTGATGACACCGGCGCGATTTCTGCCGTCGAGGTGGTGATGCGTGGCCGTCACAAAGAATATGACGGCGGTGAGAACAAGCAGGGCGAAAGCGGCACGACCAAAATGTCGACCGAGTGCGCCTATTACCAGCTCACGATTGATGGCCGCGAAGTCATCGAGATTGACGTCGTTAACATGGTGCTCAAAGTCGACGGCGTCGACCGTCTGGCGGAGCACCGCAGGGCGATTGGCCTGTAATCCCTTACCCGGTCAGTGAGGCTGGCCGGTCACTTTTCCTGATGAGAATACCCATGAAAAATATCAATGAAACTGCCGTTGCTGACACTGAAACCGTCAATCCGAATGTGGTGATTTTTGATACCCCGCTGATGCGCGGTGAGCAGAAAATTGAACAGGTCACGCTGACCAAACCGAATGCCGGAACCCTGCGCGGGGTGTCGCTGGCCTCGCTGGCGAATTCTGATGTTGATGCGCTGATTAAAGTGCTGCCTCGCATGACGTATCCCGCCCTGACCGAGCACGAGGTCACGCGTCTCGATGCGTCTGACCTGATTTCGCTGGCCGGTAAGGTGGTCGGTTTTTTGTCACCTGCTTCGGGTCGCTGACCTTTCCGAAAAACCTGTCGGTCGATGACCTGATGGCGGATATCGCGGTGATTTTCCACTGGCCGCCATCAGAGTTACATTCCCTGAGCGTGACCGAGCTCCTGACATGGCGCGACAAGGCGCTGCAACGAAGCGGAAACCATCATGAGCAATAACGTCAGAATCGAGGTGCTGCTGAATGCCGTCGACCGGGCGAGCCGCCCGCTCAAAGCGATTCAGAACGCCAGTAAATCCCTGTCCGGTGATATCCGCACGTCACATAAAAGCCTGCGCGAGCTGAATGCGCAGGCATCCCGTATCGACGGATTCCGAAAAGCCAGCGCACAGCTTGCCGTGACCGGTCACGCGCTTGATAAAGCGAAACAGGAAGCCGAAGCACTCGCCACGCAGTTTAAAAATACGGAGCGACCGACGCGCGCACAGGCGCAGGTGCTTGAATCCGCGAAGCGTGCCGCCGAAGGGCTGCAGACGAAATACAACAGCCTCACGGAGTCGATAAAGCGCCAGCAGCGCGAGCTCGGTGCGGTGGGGATTAATACCCGTAATCTGGCAAATGATGAGCGGGGGCTTAAATCCCGTATCAGTGAAACCACCGCGCAGCTCAACCGTCAGCGCGAGGCACTGGCGAAAGTCAGCGCACAGCAGGCGAAATTAAGCCGGGTGAAAGAACGTTATCAGGCCGGTAAATCACTGGCCGGTAACGCGGCGGCGGCGGGCGCTGCCGGTGTCGGTGTGGCGACGGCGGGAACGATTGCCGGGGTTAAGCTGCTGATGCCGGGCTATGAATTTGCGCAGAAGAACTCAGAGCTGCAGGCGGTGCTCGGTGTCGACAAACAGTCACCCGAAATGCAGGCGCTGCGCAAACAGGCGCGCCAGCTCGGGGACAATACGGCGGCCTCTGCCGATGATGCGGCGGGGGCGCAGATTATTATCGCCAAAAGTGGCGGGGATGCGGCGGCGATTCAGGCGGCGACGCCGGTGACGCTGAATATGGCGCTGTCCAACAAGCGCACGATGGAAGAGAACGCCGCGCTGCTGACCGGGATGAAATCAGCGTTTCAGCTTTCAAATGACAAGGTCGCGCATATTGGTGATGTTCTCTCGATGACGATGAACAAAACCGCCGCCGACTTTGACGGGATGAGCGATGCGCTGACCTATGCCGCGCCGGTGGCGAAAAATGCCGGGGTGAGTATCGAGGAAACCGCCGCGATGGTGGGGGCGCTGCACGATTCAAAAATCACCGGCTCGATGGCGGGAACGGGAAGCCGTGCTGTTATGAGTCGCCTGCAGGCACCGACCGGCAAAGCCTACGACGCCATCAAAGAACTTGGGGTGAAAACCTCCGACAGCAAGGGCAACACGCGCCCGATATTTTCCATCCTGAAAGAAATGCAGCGCAGTTTTGAGAAAAATAATCTCGGGACGGGTCAGCGCGCGGAATACATGAAAACCATTTTCGGGGAGGAAGCCAGCTCAGCGGCCGCCGTGCTGATGACGGCGGCCTCAACCGGCAAGCTCGATAAGCTCACCGCCGCGTTTAAAGCCTCGGACGGCAAGACTGAGGAGCTGGTTAAGGTTATGCAGGATAACCTCGGCGGCGACTTCAAAGAATTTCAGTCAGCCTATGAGGCGGTCGGGACTGACCTGTTTGACCAGCAGGAGGGCTCTCTGCGTAAGCTGACGCAGACGGCCACGCAGTATGTGCTCAGGCTTGACGGCTGGATCCAGAAAAATAAGGGGCTGGCGACCACTATCGGCGTGGTGGTCGGGGGCGCGCTGGCGCTGATCGGGGTGATGGGCGGGATTGGCCTTATCGCATGGCCGGTGGTGATGGGGATTAATGCCATCATTGCGGCGGCTGGCGTGCTTGGTGTGGTTTTCAGTACGGTCGGCGGCGCGATTGTCACGGCTATTGGCGCAATCAGCCTGCCGGTGCTGGCGGTTGCCGGGGCGGTGGTGGCCGGTGCGCTGCTCATCCGTAAATACTGGGAGCCGATTGGCGCATTTTTCTCGGGGGTGGTGGAGGGGCTGAAAGCCGCCTTTGCACCGGTGGGGGTGATGTTTACCCCGCTCGCGCCGGTGTTTGATGCCATTGCGGAAAAGCTGGGCGTTGTCTGCCAGTGGTTTAAAGACCTGCTTGCACCGGTGAAAGCCACGCAGGACACGCTCGACAGTTGCAAAAATGTCGGCGTGGCGTTTGGTCAGGCGCTGGCTGATGCGCTGATGACGCCGCTCAACCTGTTTAACAGCCTGAGCGGCAAGGTTGACTGGCTGCTGGAGAAACTCGGCGTTATCAAAAAAGAATCGACCGACCTCGACCAGACTGCAGCCAAAGCGGATAAGGCATCACCGGGTGGCGGGTATATCCCTGCGACAGCGAGTTATGGCGGGAATCAGAGGTATCAGCCGGTCACTGCGCCTGCAGGTCGCTCTTATATCGACCAGAGCAAAAGCGAATACAACATCACCCTGCAGGGTGGCGTTGCGCCGGGGGGAGACCTTGACCGCCAGCTCCGCGACGCCGTCGACAAACTTGACCGTGAAAAGCGCGCGCGCCAGCGATCCAGTATGAGACTCGACTGAGAGAGGGGGCAAAATGTTAATGGTGCTGGGCTTTTTTGTGTTTGAACGGCGCACCCTGCCGCATCAGTCGATGCAGTATTCGAAGGACTATCGATGGGTGTCCAATGACCGTATCGGCAAACGACCGGCTTATCAGTTTCTTGGGGAGGGGGAGACCTCGCGCACCCTGTCGGGGACGCTTTACCCTGAAATTACCGGCGGGCGTCTGTCGCTGCAGGCCATTGAGCTGATGGCCGATGAGGGGCGTGCGTGGCCGCTGATTGACGGAACCGGCATGATCCACGGGATGTACGTTATCGATAAAGTGACTCATAACCACACCGAGCTTTTCAGCGACGGTGCAGCGAGAAAAATCGAGTTCACTCTGTCCCTGAAACGCGTCGACGAGTCGCTCGCGGCCATGTATGGCGACCTGAAAACGCAGGCGGATAATCTGGTCACGTCTGCCGGTGAATGGGCGGGAGGGCTGGCAGGATGATAACGGGAATGAATATTCAGGCCGGGGCGCGTGTTGCCCCTGCGTATATGCTCACGCTGGACGGGGAGGATATCACGCAGAATTTCAGCGACCGGCTTATCGGTCTGACCATGACCGACAATCGCGGATTCGAGGCTGACCAGCTCGATATCGTGCTCGATGATACTGACGGGCTGGTCGAGCTGCCGCCGCGCGGGGCATCACTGACGCTGTGGCTGGGCTGGCAGGGCTCCGCACTGATCAACAAGGGGAGTTTCACGGTCGATGAAATCGAGCACCGGGGGGCGCCTGATACACTGACCATCCGGGGACGTAGCGCCGATTTTCGCGGCTCGCTAAACTCGCGGCGCGAGCAGTCATGGCACGACACCACGCTCGGGGTGATTGTGGAGACCATCGCGCAGCGTAATAAGCTGACGGCCAGTGTTGCTGACGCCCTGAAAGCCATTGCCATTCCCCATATCGATCAGACACAGGAATCCGACGCGGCGTTTTTGTCCCGACTTGCTGAGCGTAACGGTGCATCCGTGTCGGTGAAAGCCGGGAAATTATTATTCCTTAAAGCCGGTAGTGCGATGACGGCCAGTGGTAAGCCGATCCCCCAAATGACCGTCGAGCGTGGCGACGGCGACCGCCATCAGTTCGCCATTGCAGACCGGGAGGCTTACACCGGCGTGACGGCGAAATGGTTGCATACCAAAGACCCGAAACCACAAAAGCAAAAGGTGAAGCTCAAACGTAAACCCAAAGAGCAGCACCTGCGCGCGCTGCAGCACCCGAAAGCCACCAAAACATCGGCAAAGGCTAAGAAGAAAAAAGAGCAGGAAGCGCGGGAAGGTGAGTATATGGCCGGAGAGTCTGACAACGTTCTTGAACTCACGACCATCTATGCCACAAAGGCGCAGGCCATGCGCGCGGCTCAGGCAAAGTGGGACAAGATACAGAGGGGCGTGGCGGAGTTTTCCATTACGCTTGCCACTGGCCGGGCTGATTTATTTCCCGAAACGCCGGTGGCCGTGAAAGGCTTTAAGCGCGTGATAGACGAGCAGGCATGGATAATCAGCCGTGTGGTGCACAGCCTTAACGGGAGTGGCTTCACGACGGGCTTAGAGCTTGAGGTTAAGGTTTCTGATGTGGAGTATGAGAGCGAAGAAATAGCGTAGCAACTTACTATATGTATTTGTTTTATAAGAATAAAGTGAGTAAAATTGCTGTATTGAAAACGCTCAGAGGTGCTCATCATGTTTCACTGCCCGAAATGCCATTACGCCGCTCACGCCCGCACGAGTCGCTATTTTTCTGATACCACAAAAGAGCGGTATCATCAGTGCACAAACATCAACTGCAGTTGTACTTTTGTCACGACAGAAACCGTTGAGCGTTTCATCGTTTCGCCGGGGGAAGTCGTACCAGCTCCACCGCACCCGACGATAACCGGTCAGCATCAAATGCCCTGGCTGTGAGCCAAAAGAAAACCCCGCAAATGCGGGGTTTTGCTGTCACCCAATAACTTGCACCAAAGTGCTGGTGCTGGCATCTAAGACTCACTATGACTAAATCAGTGGTAGCTGATCAATCGCG